CGGCACGGCGTCCTGCAGTTGGGTGCGTCCCATCTTCACTGTGTCGGCGAACTGAAGAGATTTGGTCGTGAATGCGTCAGCGCCGCCAATCCTGGCTGCATCGCCGTGATCAGATCAGCGGTGCCGGCGAAGATGTTCCGTAGACTGTCCTGCGCACCGGCCGAACCCCAGAACGCTGCGAACTCCTTCGCTGCTCCGTTGATCGATGTGCCGACCTGCCCCATTCCCTCTTTGAGCATCGGCATCGACGTTTGAGCGAGGTTCGTGAATGTCACGTCGAGGCCAGCGAACATGTTGTCCTGAACCGATTTACGGACCGCTTCCCACTCCGGTCCAAGCTCACGCATCGCCAACACGAACGCCCGCGCATTCGGAGACAGTTTCGCCAACGCCTGGGCAGTCTTGTCCGCCGCGCTGGACGTGGAATCCATCGCTTCCTGCAGATCAGCCTGCGCATCCACAACTGCCTGCTGAGCATCCGCCACACCCACTTGAGCGTCGGCAACACCCTGCTCGGCGTCCTTCACCCGGTCCGCGGCGTCGATCACCTTTTCCTTCGCCGCGACAACCTGATCGGACTGCTCGACACCCTTCTCAGACGCTTCCCGCGCGTCCTTCTCGATGTCGGCGTTGCGCCGCATCGTTTCTTCCTGGCGACGCAGAGCCTTGTCGACTCCGAGGGCAGCGTCGGCACGGTCGAGCGCGGACGCAGCGGGGTCGGCGAACGTCTTGTCGTACGCTTCACGCGCGCGAGCAAGTGCGAGTTCCGCGTCCCGTTCGTCGATCGCGGTGCCCTTGAGCGCGAAGTTCAGATCCTCGATCTGACGAACCGCGTCCTCACGAGCCTGCGACAGGTCTTCCTGCGCTCGCTGCGAGTCTTTGTTCGCACGCGCGACGGTCTTCTCTGCAGACTCCAAGCCTCGGTTGGCTTGCTCTACACCACGGTTCGCTTGCTCGACACCCTTGCGTGCGGAAGCGACCTTCTTCGCCTGGGCTTCGGCATCGGCTGTGGCGGATTCTGTTTCAGCACTGAACGCGGAGAACGCGTCGCCGATGCCCTTCATACCGACCAACGTCGTAGCCAACCCCGCTACACCCGCGAGCCCGACAGCACCCAAACCAGCAACAAGTGCGCCAACAGCACCAGCAGCGATACCCGCAGCGCCACCAATAGCGCCAATCAGCGTCGCGATGCCCGCAAGCTTCAAACTCTTCTTCGCCACGTTGCCTAGCGAGAAGTCGAGACGGTTCACGCTGTCGGCGGATCCACCGCCGCCGCCGATAGTTCGGATGATCACGTCTTGCGTGACTGGACGGGTCAGGAGCGCGAGATAGGCTCGGAACTCAGATTCGTTCGCAACCTCAAGGAAAACTGGTGCCGTGATCCGGGCAGCGCGGAGGCGTTCTTCGATACCGGCAACGAACGTCTGAATGCTCCCCGAATCGAGGGTTACATTCACATTCGCTTCGGGGAGATTCTGGATCGCTCTGCGCACGTCAGCGTGAAACTGAGAAGTGTCCGCGCGCAATGTGACATCTGCGGCGAACTTCATCGCCTTCAGCTTTTCCCGCGCCTCCCGCGAAAACAGACCCGTATCAGCTTTGAGATCGACCTTCGCGGCGAGCTTGATGCGATCGAAATGCTTCTGTGCTGCCTTGGCAGCTTTCTCCGCAGCGACACGGACACGACGCTCGAACTCGGTGCCGACGTTTCCCCACCGAAGCTCAGCTTCGACAACGGCTTTTGCGTACGGGGCTGTCACGCCGGAGGCTCCTCGGGATCACACAGTGGTGATGCCCGGCCCGAGGCCAGCGACAAGTTCTATATGCAGGGTATCTGCACGCGGCGGGTTTAGCGGAAAGTCACCGCTGGTGTTGGTTCGCCAACTCGAGCAAAGCCATGTAATCGACCGCCGCCGCTTCGATCGCTTCAGGGGTCGATTCGTCGATCCGGGACCTCAGCAGGATGCGGGGAGGTTCAGTGGTGAGATCCGAGTAGAACGCAGCACGCTTGTCCTCGTCTCCCGAAACCCATTTCGTGAGGACAGATTTCGCTGTGTTCGTTGCCGTCGCCGGTGGTAGCGAAATCAGATCGACACCGCGCGTCTGCAATTCCCCGTCGACCTCAGCCCACGCGCCGAGCACCCGCCACCAGATTTCCTGCACAGTCCATCGCGGCATTCCGAACCATGCCGCTACGAGCTGATCAGCAACGTCGTTGAGCAAATCGTTCCCGACCGGTGACTCGAAGTCCATCACCTGCTCGTACAGAAACCGCTCATCCTCAGAGTCACGAAGCGACCCGAAAACAACGTGAATTGGGCTGTGCGCCATTAGAAGGCTCACCAACTGGACGAGCGGAGGCCGGGTCACGTGCATGACCCGTCCATCCAATACCCATGCGGTGGGGTCAGAGCCCCACGGTTCCGCCACTATCTATCGGCGGTTGCGTCCGGCGAGCTCACGACGCTGCGCGCGATTCAACTGCGGAGTCCAACGATCGATGAGCGCGAGCACGATCTTTTCCAGGATCGCCTGGTCGAAATCGTCACCGGGCGCCAACAGTCGATCCTCGATGTACATCAGCGATGCGTCATCGAAGACGTGCGTGATGAGACGCCACACCGCGTGAGACTTGTCGGCTGCGTTGGAGGACTTCGACATCGCACCGATCAGCAGATTCCACGCTGCCGGTTCCGGGCGGAAGGCAATCAGCTCGGTTCCGTCGACGGAGAGAACCTCGGAGTCGGACTTGTCCCGAGTCGGCGCGGTTCGACCTTTGGTGGTGAACTGCAGTTCTTCGGGGATTGGGTTCTCGTCGTCGTCTACGGCGGCGAGTTTTTCGAGCTCGGAGTCCGGGGTTTCGAGGACGTCGACGGCTGCTTCGACTTCGGCGACAGTGGGGTTGCCATCGGCCTGTGAAGGCTTGGTAGCGGTCTTGCGTGCGCGTGGAGGCATTCGGGATTCCTTAGCTAGTGACGGGGCGGACGGTGACGTTGGTGGTACCGAGAACTGTCTTCAATGCAGTGGTGAGGAACGGGTTCGGTGGGATGCCCTTGACGGACTTCGCGAACACGAACCCGCCTGGGCGTCGGGATCCACCGCGGGGCATCGGGCCGAATACCCCGGGCGTCGGGAACTTCAATGCCTTCGCCGACACCGGGACGATCGGTGTCTTGTGCGGGCCGTAGATGCCGGTGCCTTCGTGGAGCCATTTCGCCCGGTCGAGCGGTGAACCGACACGAAGTCGTGCGGTCCGGCCGACGAGGGTCACGTGATGGGTGATCGACGACCTCGTCTGACCAGAGTCGACGGGGCAATCGGCGCGCGCGTGGTTGACGACCTGCCGGCCGATGTCGTTCATCCGCTGCATGCCGTCGTGCGCGAGACCCTGCTCCATCCGTTCCCGGTACATCACCACGTGGGCGGGCATTACTTTCCTGCCTTGCAATCTGCTGGCGCGGACCATTCTTCGAGTTCGCTGTGATGAATCACCGTTCGGTACTCACAACGAGTGCACGAGGTGCGCCACCAGCGGGGCCTGTCCTCGACATCGACGATCGGTGCCAGAACATGTTTGATGCCACTGGGAGGTTTCGGCGGTGTGAGTATCGGCGCGGGCATTTAGGTGGCCTTCCTGCGGGACCGGGTGGTCTTCGGCGGTTCGTTGTCGAGTTCGGTGTTCAACTCGGCAATGGTGTCGACAGCATCGGTACGTGCTTCGGTCAGGTTTTCCTGCGCCGACACGGACTTCTTCTGTGCCTCGTCCAGAGCTAGTTCCGCGCTACGACGGTCCTCGGCGGAGGACTCGATGTTCGAGTACGCGGCAGTGAGTTGCGCTTCGGCCTGCCTGACATCGACGTCGCCTTTGGGAGTGCTGTCGTCGCGGTACGTCACGAACGGCTGACTCGGGTCGGTCCTGAACTTATCGACGGAAAACTCGGGAACCGATTCAAGTTCGGTGAGTCCTCCATGCTGGATGAGATTGTCGACGAACGGAGTGCGCTCGCACACGAACTCGGCGCCCTCCGCCCAATCGACTGTGGTCTGATTCGCACGAACATGCACAGTGGTCATGAACCAGATCATACGACGGACACAGTGCAACTGTGCCTACCGATGATTATTCGATGCGTGGATCGCCCTGCAGTGGTGCGAATACGGAGTCGAATTCCGGGACCACCGCATCACACGGGCACCACAACTCCACACCGACAGTGACCGTCATCTGCCCACCGTGGATTCCACCGTTCGGACCCTTCGGAATCCACGGTCCGCAGTACATCGGAGTGCCACGATCGAATGCGCATTGCACGGCCCGCATCATCGCCCGCGCGTCATCGAGAGCGTCCCGTGCGAGTGAATCCAGTTCGTACAGTTCAGGCATCGAATTGTCGGACGTGTTCTCGTAGCACCTGTGAATCGTGATCTCGAGGTCGGCGGCGTAAGACACCGGGTGCGTCGGATCGATTTGCGCAGGATTCAACGGCGCCGGGAATGCGACCGTCGGATAGATCTGCCCGGGCCGCACGAACGCTGTCTCGCATCCGTATGCCGGGGACATATCCCCTGGATGCACTGCCGCGTAATCGACTTGGCCGGCGCGCGTCGACTCGAGCCGCGAGGTGAGTTCGTTCAGCAGTTGGGTAGCTTTTCCGTAGACGTCCATCAGCGAATCCTCGCCACTCGTGGCGAATCGGGAGAGTAGACCCGTGGCCGAGACTTCACCTTGTGCGGATTGATGGCGGCAATCCATTGATCTACCGACGAGACGCCAGTCAAGCCCTGCTCGAACAGCAATGCCGCATCAACCAGCTGAATATCCACGCCTTGACGGGACACGTGCTGTGCCCGATCCGGGAGCTTGCACTTGCCACCCTTGCGGGCCCGCAGAAACTCGACCGCAAGATCGCCGGCCGCCAGCTGCCCGGCAAGTGGAACTTCGATGCCCTGTTTGTACGTCACCGTGAACGCTCCCACCGCGTCATCGGGGACGGTGAGGTTCTGATCCTGCGGCCACACCCCAACATTTGTGCGGATAAGCCAACGATTGTTGCGGATCAGATACTCCGACGGAGCGAGAACCTCACCGTCGATCATCACCTGCACGATCGAATGCACCGGGCCCGGTAATGCGACCTCTGACGGATGGTTGCATCCGTCAGCACAGCCGCACGAGCCTGGCATCCACGAACCCGACACCAGTCCCGGGAACCAGTCTGCGCCCGAACCTGACCGGCCGCGGTACGTCGAATAGTCAGTGGGACTGAAGCACGGCCGCACCGATACTTCGCACAGTCCGAACACACGACCGGTCAACGACCACAAGATGTTCGTTGCCAACGCGCTCGGTGTCACCTTCTCGTCATCCGTGGCGTCGTCCCATTCCTTCGCCGACGACTGCACCGGCCACTCACACGGTCCGCTCATCAACCCATCTCTCTCACAGAAGCTTTCCATGACGGCTCGTACCGCCCCCGCATTCCTGGCACCGATCAACCAGGGAACACGTCACTGCCGGGGAGAAAATCACTCCCCGGCAGCAGGGGCACTAAGGGGTCGGCAGTGCAACGGCACCGGCAGTCGGCGCCGGGTAGATGATCGACGTCGGCTCCATATGGATGTGCTGATCCGCAGCAATCGGCGTGAGCAGCGGACCTGCCGCAGGCTCCGTCGCGGGAGCTACCGGAGCATTCAGCACCACGTCGTACGGACCCACACCCCACGGCGAACGCGCTTCGGTGCGCGCGGTGATCGTGAAGTTCGCGAGCGCATTCTCGAAGGAGAAGTCACCGAGACGACCGTCCTTGATCCACGGCAAAAGTGCGTAACCGTACAGCTTCCCGTCCGGACCACACACAGTGCCGGGTACGTCGGTCCACGTCTCGAGCGCGAAGTTCGAGCGGATCGTCGCACCGATACGGATACCGGTCGCGTTGCCCGCATGGTCGAGGACGATCGGCTGACCGGTCGTCTGACTGAACAGCTCGGGATGCACCTGCAGGAACGCGATTTCGACGTTGTGGTACTTCAGCTCGTCCTGCGCCTTGTCGACGAACTGGATCTTGCCGGCCGCATTCTTGGGGGCGGTCTCTTCGCCATCCTCGTACTGGGGACTGATCTTGATGGACACGTGGCCGTCGGACACGATCTGCGACTTGGGACCGAAGACGGGGGCGCCGCAGTTGTCGAGGTTGGTGGTGCGGACGACGTGGGAGCGGATGGTGGGCCAGACAGTGGTGGGCATGTGAGCCTCCGAGCGGAAGTTGATTCGCTCGGCCCGAGGCCAGCAGCTCTACAGGTGAGGATAGTCGTTGTCTGCCGGTGAGGGCGGGATGCGTGCGGGTTTGTTGGTCCAGCGGTCGGTTTGGGGTTTGGCGCCGGCGCCGGGTGGGGTGCGGACGGTTTCTCCGCATTGTCGGCAGTAGTGGGTGCGGTGGCCGCCGTTGTGGGCGGTGGTGCAGGCGCAGACTTCCCAGCCGACGAGGCATGTGTTCGCCGCCAACAGGTGCCCGTTCGGACACTTGCTCGGGGATCGTTCGGTCGACGGCATATCGAAAGTTTCGCACATCTGTTCGATGAGTGGTAGCGTCGCATCCGTTGGCAGGAGACGGAAGGGAAGCCGTCAGTGATCGCCGCACCACAACTGAATAGTTCGATGCCCACCTGACTCATTCGGCAGCACAGGTGGGCATCGGCATATCCGCCTGAAACGACAAAAGACGCCCCACCCTCGCGATGAGGATGGGGCGTCAGTCGTCTCTTACTCCGCAGATTCTGCGGGCGGTTCCGGTTGCTTCATGATGATCAGCTCAGCGTCCGGTGAGTCTTTCCAGCGGTACGCCCAGCGTCCATCAGTGAGTTTCACAGTGCCAGGCTGGCCGGTGTCGGGGTCAGGTTCGAAAGCCATACCCCCGATTATCTCAGGCCGGTACGACACGCAGATATGTGTTCGCGCCGGTCTTGACAATGCGGTTCGCTGTGACGCCTGAACTGTTCCATGCCTCGCATGTGAGGAGGTCTCCATCGGCAACTGTGAGGGCGAACGTATCCGCCAATGTCAGGCCCGTGCCCGACCCCTTCGTCCAGACGACCGTGCCGTTCCTGAGCACCCGCCAATCCTTCACCGAAGTGGAGGTGGGCCATTCGGAGCCAGTTTGAATTGTGGCGTTTCCGGATCCGCTGACCCGGAGGGCATTGCCTACGACAGTCGCTCCGGACCCCGCTGTCCACGGTCCAACTTCTGCCCACGTAGACGCCGCCAACTGCTGGTCGCCGTTCTTCGTCACCTCGACCTGAATGAAGTTGTTCGCTTGGACTACAGGCGTATAGAGCGTCGCACTGCCCGCAATCAACGGCGGCGTGACCTTTGCATCTCGCCGTAGCTCTGGCGCGAGCACTGTCGCCGACGCCATGATTGCCGGCGCCGAAATCGAACTTGTGCCACGAAGGGCGGGGGCCGGAAGAGTTCCCGTAACCGCGATCATCGGAGCGTTGACGACCGCCGTTCCCGTAGCAGTGATCAACGGGGCCAACAACTCTGCGAACGCAGCAATAATCGGGACCGTAGCCGAGTAATCCACCGTGATCTGCGGCGAGTACATCCCTGCATTCACCTGAATGAACGGCACTTCGACCGTGGCATCGAACGCCTCCGACACTGTCGGCGCCAGCACGATCACTGTCGCTGAAATGACGGGCACTTCGATCAGCGACTCTGCGGCCACCTTCGGGCTGTACATCTCTGCGTTGACGAGGATCGCGGTCTCAGGGCGCACCGACACCGATGCGGAAACCGATGGCTCCCGCACCTCGGTGGATGCCATGATCAACGGCGCTCCGGCAATCGCCGTCGCCGTCACCAGTGGATCCCGCATCGATACCGACACCATGATGCGCGGTGCTGATACGAAGGCATCCATCGTGCCGTCCCACACCAACTGCTCACCGAGATACGCGCGGATTGCCCGCGCCTCGTCAAGGATCAACGACGATGCGCCCTGGCCACGATTGAACAAGCCCATCGTGTCGTCTCCTGACTATGGGGTGGTGAAGCCGATGATTCCGGCGGCGTCCCACACTGCGGTGAAGACACCTGCTGTGGTGGACACGTCGGCACCGAAGTCGATGTATCCGATGAGGGGCTTCGTCGCGTCCGTCGACGGGGTGTCGTCGTAGAGCACCAGGTACCGGCCGGTGACTGTCGAGTCGGGCCACTGAGTGTCCGACGCGTCCAGAATCAGGGTGTTCGTGCCCGCGGTGTAGTTCACCGTCTTACCTGCCAGTGCTACACCACCAGCGGTGTAGCCGCTGCCCGCAGACTCATTGGTTACAGACGACTTGTACTGGTGGGTGTCCTGATTCGGGGTGTACGCGCTCGTGCAAAGCATCGCTTTGATGGTGTGCGAAGTCCAGTTGATCTCGCCGTTCACCATGCTCTTGAAAGCGAGCCCGAAAAGCTTGCCTGTTGCTGCCATGATCTCTCCTAGTTCTCGAAAACGATGTAGAGCGTTTCAGGGTCGGGGTTCGTCAGTGCCGCGTACTCGTCGCGGGTCGCGCGCGCAATTCGGGCTATGCCACCGGCATTGCGCACGAATCCAGGAATATTGACTGGTGGTGGCATTCCCGCATCGATCAACGGCCACAACTGAACTGGCGTCGACGAGTCCGGTATCTCGATGTCGTACGTTTCGTTCCCGACCTGCACAATCGCAGGGCCAGGCACAAGGTCCGGGGAGGTCAGAACACCGTTGACCAAACGGCATGGGACTTTCACCCTGACGAGCACATAGTTCCCAGGCGATACCAGTCGACGCTCGTGCACGGTGAAGCTGACGAACCCGAGATCTTGCGGCGCCGGGGCGGTCTGGTCCAGCCGGCGGAAGGTTTCGGTAATTACCGTCATGCGACTGCCCTCCGTCTCGGCATGTCCGGCAACGTGATTCCTTGCGACGCTGCCTCCACCATCACCGAATGTCCCCAATGAGCCATCGCGGTTGAGAACTCCCGCTCGATACCCAGGTCTTCCTCGACTGTGTCGAGGCGCTGCTCCAAGGTCCGAACATTTGTGGTGGCCACCGACTTCCACACGGTCAGTACGCCGCCAATCATGATTCCTAGTCCGTTGATCGCGGCGAGGACGATGCCGACAGTTTCACTCATTTCACCCCTAGGTCAGACCACACACGGATCATCCCGAGGTGAATCAGCGTTGCTCCCAACGCAAGGCCGCCGGTCAGGATCGGTGATGGGGGTTCGGCGTATACGGCGGATAGAAGTACTGCGGTGCCGTAGAAGCCCCACACACCGGCGGCTACAGAGTGCGCGTAACCGACGTACCGGCGGGATATCGCTGATGCTGCAACGACTCCGGACGCGATGAAGAACAGTACGGGCCACACTGGACCTGCCGATTCGATGATCACGACCAGAGAGAGTTGACCTTCGGGCAGTGGACGGCGAACCCAGAAGCTGGGGCCGACATAGGAGGTGCCGGTGAACATGGCGACCAACGCCAGGATCAGCGACAGACGTTTCGCGCCGATCATCGGAACCATCGGCGTTGATCGCCCTTCCATCAGGCGTCCTTGGTGGTGGTCTTACGCGGTGCGCGTGTCTTCGGCTCGTTCACCGTTTCGGGCTCGTTCACCGTTGTTTCGGGCTCGGGCTCGGGCTCGGGCTCGGGAAGAGGTTCCGGATCATCGTCGTACTCACCGAAACCCGCCTTCGTTGCAAGCTCATCGGACACAACGAACGCCAGACCCTTCCCCGACGTATCCGTGCGGACATCGTCAGGGGAATCCGCAGCTTCCAGAAGGGCGCGCGCAACTTCGGATACCTGGTCTGGTGTGGGGATGATCGTGGGCATATCAGACTCCTATGTTTCGCTCGTTGGAAATCAGGCCGGGGGAATCGCTGCGATCTTCGCCGCAACGAAATCGGCAATGTCCTTCGCGGAGAACGCCCGAACAGTCGTGTCAGTACCAGCGTCCAACTGGGCTCGGGTACCGGCCGCCGTCGCCGCCGGGATCACGGTGTCGCCCTTGAGTGCCGTGGTCGCGGTTGTACCCAACGCGAGACTCGAGGTGCCAGCACCGATCGCCGTACGGGCCGCAGCAGCATCGGTAGCAACGAGAACCGCCTTACCTACCGTCGTCGCATCGGAAATGTTCGCCGATGTGGGCTGATAGTTTCCTGCCTTCGCCGTCGACGCCGTGGTGCCGATAGCAAGTGGGGCGGGGAGGGCGTCGATCGCCTCGTGAGCGTCGACGATGCCCTGTTCGATGTGTTCGAGCGCAACGTCATCAACCGGAGTTGAGGTGTCGGGCTTGTTCTTCCAATCAGCGTGAACGCGTGTGTATGCCATGTCAGTTGCCTTCCGGGAGTAGGTCGGCGCCCGGGAGAGTGTCGGGGCCGGGGTAGAACGATTGCTGTGTGACCGGTTGCCCGGCGGATGGTGCGAGGTTGACGAGGACAGCGGCTTGGACCGCTTCCCAGGAGACGACATACGTGCGTTCAGCGATCGCCTGTATCTCGTTGGTGGCGTAGTTGAATGCCTCCGCGAATGATGTCGGCCGCTGCTTGACATCACCGCGCCGGACTTGCACGGCACCGGTGGCGACAAGCCACGCAGTATCGACCGCTGCGGGTGCGCCGGCAGCATCAGTGTTCGGGTAGTTGCCGAACGACCAGCGCGTGCCGAGCGCAGTGACCTTGCGGCCAGATTCGACGTCGATCTGTCGGCGCTCAGCAGCGAACATCGCGACATGACGCGGTGCGTGGATGACGCCGACGCCGCCGTACTGCTCAGTGAGGTGATCCTCGAGCAGACCGATGCCCTTCACCAGCGACACCGCTGCGGTAGTGAGGATGTCGGTTTCGGTGTTCATCAACGGCAGCGCCTTCTCGACAGCAGCCCATTCACCACCGGTGAGTGCCTTGCGGGCACGGTCCAGCATTTCGGATTCGTCGACACCGACAGCGCGACAGGTGAATCCGTTGTACACGATGATCGGACCCGCCTCGATGACCTCGATGCCGTCAACGACGGTGCGACTTTGCGGGTCTTCGCATTCCGTGGGCGCCAACTTCGCGGGTCCGGACGGATTGCTTTCGAACTGAATGCCGTTGACGAATCGGGGGTCCTCGGGAACCACCAAATCCCCGGCCGAGACGAGTCCGAATCGAGTTGGTGTGAGCGTCGGCGCTGCGACGTATAGAGCCGGTGCGACAGCCACCGTAGCCTCCAAAAGATTGTGGGGTCAGTGGAACACCACCGGGCACACCGCAAGAGAATGCAGGTGTGCCCGGTGATGGACTACGGGGTGGTGACGACGATCTTGCCCTGAGCGTCCAGTTCGCGAGCGGCACCGACGGCACCGTTCACTGCAAGCGGGACGCGCAGGAGACGCGACTTCCAGCGACGCTTGATGACGAGCAGCTTCTCCTCGACGAAGAGTCGGTGGAAGTCGTTCTTCTCCAGGCTGGTGGGGTCGTAGATCGCGTCGACGGAGATGACCTCGCCGCGGGCACGAACGAACGTGCCTGCCTTGTAGATCATGATGTCGACGGTGGTGGGCCATGCCGTGATGGCGGTTGCGGCACCGAAACCTCCGGCAATACCGGAGAACGCGTCCTGCCAGTCGTAGACCCACCGCGGTACAGCATTGCGAGCCTTGAACCATGCATCGATCTTCTGATCGCTGACCTCGAGGGCTTCCGTGACGTTGGAGCCATTGCGGATGGACTGGTCAGCGCGGACGAGTTCCTTGAGCCAGAGCGGCAGAACGATTTCGAGTTCCGACCCGGGCGTCATTCGGTTTGCGTAGCGGTAGTCCACAATCTGGATACCGACAGCGTTGAGCACCGACGTTGTGGCAGAAGGACCGAGGTCCAGTGCAATCGGGGTTCCGGACAGCGAGACCTGACGGTTCAGTGTGCGGGTGTTGACACGATGCGAGTGTGCGATAAGCGCGTTCTCGACGATCTCGGTCGTCATCTCCGGGTAGGCATCGTTCTGCAGGATGCCGGCCACGATGCCGAACCCTGCCGCCTCGGCTCGTTCCTCGTCGAACTCGGGGCACGGGACGCGATAGAACGGCTTCTCGGTGCCCGCGATCGTTGCGCCAGTGGGGCTGGTGAACCCGGATCCTGCTACTGCCTGAGCCTCGGTCTGGATGAAGCCGATCTTCGGGTCACCGTAGATCGCAGAGTAATCGGGGCCCTCGGTGAATCGGAGGCCACCGCGGGCGGCCTTGACCTCGGGCAGGTCGATCAGGCCTGCGTTGGCATCGGCGAGGATGCCGCCGAGCTCGTACAGCGTCTCGGACGGTGCGCACCAACCACCTGCCGCGACAAGAGAACCACCGTCGAGGCGACTCGTGTCGGCCGCGTGATCGATGACGTCCTGATCGTTGCGACCGTCCGCCGTCAGTTCCTCGTCGAACGGAATATGGATGCGTGCAACCGAGGCAGATGCCTTGCCGCCAGACGCAGACAGGGATCCCAGTTTGATATTTGCGGCGTCGGCGAGTTCACGGGTGGACAGATTCTGTCCGGTCGCGAAACCGGAGACATCCGCGGACGCCAGAATCGTCGCGCGCGGGGTCGTGTCGACGGTGTTCTCGGCGGGCATCTTGACCGTCTTTCGGGGGATCTGAGAGAGACGGACACGCTTCACTGGCTTCGCAGCTGATGCCGCAACGGCTTCCGGAGCAGCAGCGGTTTCAGCGGCAGCGCCGGCATCCACATCGCCGCCACCCTCGCCAACGTCCACCGCGCCAGCATCAGCCGGGCCATCAGTGCCGGCGTCCGCGTTTGCATCGACAGCTGCGTCAGCATCCGCATTGTCCTCACCCTCGGCGTCGGAACCTGTTGCGGCCTTGACGCGGTCGGACAGTTCAGCGAGACGAGTTCGCTTCGCCTCACCTGCCGCGTCGATACGTTCCTGCTCGACCTTGACGCCGTCGATGACATCGGCGAGAGCTTCGACAGCGGCGAGGGAGTCGTCGGAATCGGCACCGGCGGCGCTGATTTCGGTGAACGACTGCACTGCCTCCGCCTGCAGAGCGGCAACATCGATTTCAGGGTGCGCGGCGAGGTACTCGGCTACAGCCTTCGCCGGATCCGCAGGGGCAGTCGCGGACGCGTCAGGAGCGGCGCCGTCTACACCGCCCTGCGCGGCGTTGATCAGATTCTGGAGAGTGATGGGGTCCACCGTGGGCCTCCTGGGTCGTGCGGGCACTTGGTGCCCGGCCCGAGGCCAGCGGCGATCTATGCACACTCTATCCCGTGTGCTGGGCAACTGTTGTGAAGCTTGCTGTCAGCGTTCGATCTTCGTGTACGACGATCCCGGCTGAGACGCAGCAGCTTGAGCCTCAGCCGAGGTTGCATAACGCTTGACGGTCCCGTCGGAACGTCGTACTTGGTGGATCACTTTCTTCTGTCCTCCTCCGCAGTTACATGCCATGGTTCAGTCCTGCCTTTCGAGTAGCCGCTGCCAGGCGCGCTGCCCGGACACGTTTGGTAGCCGCTTCGCGACGGCTCTCTCGAATCGCAGACGCGCGAAGTTCCGCACGGACATGCGATGCGATTGCTGAAGCGGTGATTGATGGTTCTGGTTCGACATGATGCTTTCGTGTTGGTGGGACGCCGGCGGCGATGAGGGATCGCATGCCTGAGGCGGCGAGTGCGCGGGTGCGTGGGACTGGGAATCCGGGGACGTTGACGGCGAGGACCGCGACCAGTTCGAGGTTGTTGGAGCCCCGTTGGATGCTGCGCCAGTCTCCGGATACTCCGGATCGGCGGAGTTCGTCGATGCGGTCGTCGTCGATTCCGGGGAGGATACGGCCGGAAAGCCATGGCCCCCAAAGACCGTCGGTGCATCGTACGACGGCGACTGCAGTACCAGTGTTGTCGTAGTGCTCGGCAGCGGCGCGCGCAGCCTGTCGCATTCCGGCGTGTCCGGTTCCGAGCGTGAGCTTTCCGACGGGAAGTGGCCCGTCGGTGGTGGAGATTTCGCCTTGGTGGAAGTACGCGTATCCGGTTGCGCTGGTGGGCGGGCTGACACAGACGTCGGCGAACCCGATATGACAACTCTCGGCTTGTGCGAGGTGCCCGTAGACACGGCCGTCGTCGGTGACGGTAAGCGCGGTGAGCTCGTCGGGTTCGGGCATGGTGAAGTCGGCGGTGTCGTAGACGACGGAGCTGGCGACTAGTCCCGCGGTGACGGGTTCGAGGGGGATGTCACGGACGTCGGTGTCTGCGAAAGCGATGCGGATCCGGTCGAAGCGAATCGGCCCGACTTCGGTGAGCTTGCTGACGTCGAGCCCATAACCTGCCGTGATATGAGGCAAAAAGGTGTCGTACGGCTCCGGGATCGGCGGTAGGTCGACGTTGTCGGCGATGGCACCGTATGTGCACGATTGCATCGCGCTGAGGCCAGACGCTTCGGCGAGGTACACGGCGCACGGCTCGTCCCCTGCGGGGTTGAAAAGCGCGTGCCCCATCACTGAACCGGACAGTGGGCAGATGAAGTCGAGAACCCGCACTGCTTGCTCGAGTGCGTCCCGCTGTTCCGGTGACCAATTCGCGGCGTCGCCGAGGAACACCAGGGTGGTGTGCAGGACGTCGGCGGGTTCGTAGCCGTCGATCGCGAGCCGTGCGCAGTCCTCGACCGAGGGGACGAGTGCGATCATCGCTCCCGAATGCTGTTCCGCTGCAGCGGTCAATGCGGCGGATGCACGGACCGCGGTGAACTCATCCCCGTACACCGGTTCAATCCGCGATGTTTCGAACGCCGGTGACGAGACACCGGTGACGCCCATCAGCTTCCACTCGTGCACCCGCAGTAGTTGGCCGGCGACATCAGGCTCGTCGCCGGTTCCGCTTTCGAATGCTGCGTACGCTGCGGCGAGTTCGTCTGGCGCCCACTCCGATTTGTCGGACCGCAGCGGGATTTCCTCGAGCGAGATGTCGGATAGATCGGCGGACACCCACCCTGCGAATCCATCGCCTAGCTTCCGCGCATACTCGGCGCCGAACTCGTCCTCCAAGTCCAACGGCCCTTCAGCCCACAGGTGCCCGTCCTGAACCCACGCCCGAGTGACGAGACCGACGACGCGGGAACCCTGATGAGCGCCCCACATTTCACCCTGAGCCGAGAGTGCAACCGGAAGAGGCCGGACCGCAGGCTCGGCGCCATCGGCGAGCATGAACTGCCGCATGTCACCCGACGGTGTGTTCAAAGGCAACACGGGGCCACGAAATCCGGTGGGCAGCGGCTTCTTCTCCCCCGCCGGGGTGGTTGGTGCAGTCATCCTGGACTCCTGTTCACGGTAGACACCGACAAGAGTATCTACCGTGCACGGGGATCGTGTTCAACACCGACCGTGAAGTCGGCGGGTTTCAGGGCCAGAAGTTGTCTTCGCCGCGGTCCGCGAGATCACCGTGCATGATCATGTACGTGCGGTTCTCGCGGGCGATCAGATCGAACGCGGCGGTCGCGGTCATACCGTCGACAGCCATCAGCACCATCCGGCGCCGTAGCGCGTTCGCCAGCTTGTTGTCTTGACTCTTGAGTATGCCGAGCTGTAGTGCTTCTTTGTCGTCCGTCCACAGAACACCCAGGTGAGGGATGCGCTGCCAGCGGCCTATGCCTTCGGGCCGGCCGCCGAAACGCCGCCCAACGGTGACGTCTTTGAGGGGGTAGTCGATCCGGAATCTGTTGCTCATCGTCTACTCCCCTTCCGTGGTGTCGATGACTTCGGCCTGCAGGATCGGACGTCCGCGCGAGTCGAACTCAATGTCAGTGATCACGATTGTAGTGCCATCCTTCAAGATCAGTTCAACTTCCGCGTTTCCGAACGCCGACAGGATGTCCTCGGCTTGTTGGCTGGTGGTGCCGGATACGTAGATTGCGGCGTATCCGGCGGGTACTGCGATCTCGACCATGACGGTATCGGTGGACAAGTCAGCTGCCCCGGCCGTCGCCTGCGTCAGTGACGTGGACATGAACCCGAGGTCATCGAATGCGCGCCCAAGCAGCGTGGCGAGGCTGTCCCCGGGTTGTAGTTGGAATGCACCAGCACTAGAGACTTCGCGGAACACGTGGACTGGTTCGGGGACACGGGGTGCTTCGTCGATCACCCGTCGCAGGTTCGCGACCATCCGCTGATTCGCCTCCGACGTTTCGGCGAGAAATCCTCCGCGCAGTGCCTCGTTCATGACGTCGTGAAAGTCGCCGGTGTACTGGGTGACCGCACGGGATACTTCCGGATCGAACGAGTTGCGGTCCAGCGGCCATGCCCGGGAGGCCCATCGGCGGGCGTCGTCGACTTCGAGGTCTCCGAAGACGAGAGGCTCTGGTGTGGGCGTGGTTTCGATGATCGGTTCGAGGATTACCGATTCGGTTGGTGCCGGCGGCGGGGCGGGTTCTTCTTCCACGTCAGGGATGTCGGCAGGATCAGTGTGCGGCTGATGAACTTCAGGTTCGGTTTCGTTGTCGCTGTGGTCGGTTGGATCTCTTTCGACTGCAGGGTGATCTGGTAGCTCTTCGTCGTCAGTGTCCAGGTCCGGTTCTTCGTCTGCCACGTGAAGTTCATCGTCGTGAATGTCTTCCTCGAGGTCGGGGAGGTCGTCGTGTGGGGTGGTGAATGGTTCGTCGTCGGGTTCAAGCGGTTCGACGTTTTCTTGAACGTCGTCGTCGACGTTCACGGTGTCTTGAATCTCGGGTTCGGTGCGTTCGATGGGGTCGAGTACTTCGCCGCGGCGTTCTCGGTTGAGTCGGTCGATCGCGGTGGCGGCGTCGGCTTCGTCGTCGGGGCCGAGTCGGGCGCCCATTGGTGAGACGCCGCGGCCACCCCACATTCCTTGTAGTTCGGCCTGCATCTCGCTGTAGGTGAGGATGCGCATGGTGCAACGGCAGTTGATGACTTCGTGTGCGGGACCGCCGGGGAACGCGGGATGCGGCAGCAGTGCGACGCCTACGCGGAACGGTTCGGCGAGTTTCACGATCTGCCCGTCAGCGACGTTGTGGGAAGCCCGAGTGCGTTCATCGGAGGTGGACAGCCACGCCTTGTACATCTCCTCACCGGTAGCTTCGGCGGTCGCCTGAGCTGACGCCAACGATCCGCCCTCGACTGCACCCTGAATCTCGGTGCGAGCGATCCGGCGCGCCAACCACTTCCACTGCTGCTGCGACTCGTCGTGCTGATTCCACAGGCGCCGGCGCTTCCCACGCAGAAATGGCAGTTCGTCGCGATCTGTTGCGGGGTCGGCGATTTGTGCGTCGATGGCGGAGATGTCGGCGCGGATCCGGCGAGATGGTGCGTCGATGTCGAGGATGCGTCCGATGCGGTCGGTGATTTGTTCGATGGATTCGTTCTGCTGCATCGCCTCCAACAGTTCGGGGCGGAGTTCCTCGAATGCTCCTTCGGGCCAGATCTTGAGGCGGTCGTGGACGGTGGCCATGTGGTGTTCTTGGAAGTGGACGGGTGAGATGTCGGCTGCGCGGGACTGCGCCGCGAATGCTTCACCGAACGCTTCGGCGATGGCGGGTTCGACGTGATTTTCGAGTGCTCTCGCCCAAGCTGCGAATGATGCTTGCGCTGCGTCGATGTCGGGTATCGGGTCGTCTGCGGCGGCGGTGAGCGCCGGCACCGGTTGGCCGAGGATCAATGCCCGGGTGGTGTCGAGCCAGATGGTCATCGCGGTGATGACGGCCTGGTAGATGTTTCGTTCGCCGCGCCGGATCCGTGCGTCCGCGCGCATCCGCTCCGACAACCACGGATCAGTCCTAGTCATGACGGCCTCACTGGTAGGGCGCGAACGAACCGCAGTCGGCCTGTTCGCGCTCACGTCGTCTCTTGCGGATGCCGTACAGGTGCGATCCGCCGTACAGCAGCGCGGACACGATGAACCACCACTGCTCGGACGCGATTGCGTATGCGACCCAGACGAGTTGGATGCTGATGCCGATCGCGGGGCCGAGGTACGCGGTGTAGCTGCGGTACGTGAGGAAAATGCCGGCCGCACCGAACGCGGTGAGGGTGAACGACCACCACAGGCTCATCAGAACACCCAGAACTCGAGCAGCGCCCACACAATCCGAACGAACTCCAGGACGCTACTCATGTGCGACTGCTAGGACTCGTTCCAGATCCGCTCGCGTGTGCTGCTGCCGCGTCACCAACAGTTCGCGGACATACCAATCGCACAGCGCGTACACCTTCGGTCGGCCCGGCAGGACTAACCGGAGGTGGTCCCAGGCGCCTTCCAGCAGGCGATCGCAATCCTCGTGACGCGATGCGTTCGGGAGTTGCGTGTACAGCAGATGATCTGGGGTTTCCGCGATCAGGACCTTGCGGCGGTCGCGGGACACGTTGCGGCACCGCTTCCCCGCCATCTCCAATGCCCGCAGGACTGCGACTTCGCTCGCGAGGACAGTGGAGTCGTCGATGGTCACTGTCATTCGCCTGGTCCTGTCTCGACGTTGTCGTTTGGTTGTTCGGTGGGTTTCTCGGGGATGGTCTGCTCCGCTTTCGGTTCGGGCGGCGGTGCAGGTTTCGTGGCTGACTCGTCCGGGGTGTTGCCGGCGGTTGCTTCCGCGATCTCGGCGGTCTTGTTGAGCACCGACGCGTCGACTTCGATGCCCAGCTTCGGGAGCAGCAAAGGTGCGAGAGATGGTGCGCCGATGAGCAGTTTCGTCAGCAGGTTCTCTTCACGTTCCTTCGCAGACGGTGCGTCGTTCTCGTCGAATCCGTTCTCGCGGCGCATCGTTTCCTGACCGACTGCGCCCTTCTCGAACAGTTCGCGGGAGTCGACGGACTTGTCGGGGCGTAGCTCGAGTTCGGAGGCGTCGAACCAGATGAGGTGATCTGCCCAGTCTTCGACGCCGGCGGCCTGCAGCATCGGGTGGAGGAACCCGACGGTGAGGGCGTGGCAGATCGTTGCGACCATGGGTGAGAGGACGAGAGTGACCTCTTCGGACGAGATCAACCAACCTGACCAGTGGTTGCTGGAGCCAAGCCCGAGAAGCGTTTCGGGTGGCGAGTCCATTCCGAGGGCGATACGTCGGATGGAGCTGGTTTCCATCTCGGGGAGCTTCTCGTCGAGTGGTGTCGCGAAGCTCATGTACCGGATCTTCTCGATCAGATCAGCCTGCATCCTCGACACCATCGGCACCACAGCGGCGGCCGAGTCCGGATCCTGGATCGGTGTGATCGAGTTGTCGATGAATTCTTCGACGAAAGGATCGGAATCCGGGTCATCCTCAGGGCCGGGCAGTTTCGATTCGGAGGGCAGCCAGAGGATGCCCGCTCCTGCGAGTCGTGAGTCGATCTCTGCGCCTGTGCGTTTCCCGAGAGCCCGGAGGGTGCGCGCAATAGGAAGAACCGCCTGGGCGGGGCAGTCCGCGAGTTCCTGGAACTCAGGGTCCGGTTTCCAGCAGCGGATGACGAGGTCGTCTTCGTTGAGGTTGCGGGATTCGACGCCGCTGTTCAGCTTCCAGGATTTGCCTTGACCGGTGAGCTCCCGGATTGAATGGGCGTTCCATGTGACTGCGCCGGCTTCGTCTTGTGAGACGAGGAGAAGGCTGTCCCCGTTGAAGGTGAGGTGCTGCCCGGCACGGTGTAGCGCTTGCTGGGTTGCAGCGACGTCGCCGAACAGGTCGGAGCACAGTTCGTGGGCGGGGCCTTCGGTGATCTTCTCCGGCTCGTTGCCGCCAGTGTCTGGGCGTTTCGCTGCGAACAGTTTGTACTGGGATGCACCGCGAGCGGGCCGGTCTCCGGCGAACCGGAACTCGGGTACTTGTTTGCGGAGTTCCCAGGATTCTGTTTGCCATCCCGCGACGGGTGGGCGTTTCTTCGTTCGGGCGAGGCTTTTGCCGTAGATGACTTGCGCTGCTGCGGTGACTGATTGCGGCGCGAAGCGACTGCTGACGGAGGGGGTGACGTAGTTGCCGACGACGGGATCACGGCGAATGGAGGCTCTGCGGAGTCGGCGTTCGGTCCGGTTGGGGCGGCCGGGGTGTGGCGGTGTTCCACCTGCGAGTTTCTGGGCGATGGCGTGGGCGTTGCTGTCTGGGCGGCGGGTTCGCATCAGTCCACCTCGGCGGGGTCGAGGTTGGATGCGGCGAGGCCGATGAGGTACGACGCAGTGAGGGCCATGGCGGGGATGATGAATCCGGGGTGTTCACCGTAAAACCACGACAGAGTGAAGAGGCCGCCTGCGACCCAGATCGACAGGCACCAAGCGCATGTGAGTGCGTAGGGGATGTCGTGGTCTGGGCCGAGGCGGCGGATGAAGAATGCTCGGACTCCTCGTGCGAGGTAGTCGCTGTTGATGAAGCGGACGATGCGCGCGGCGGCACCGAGCGTCAGCAGGAAGATCGTGATCGACACGGTGTGCAGCTCCTCTGTTCCGGTGGACAGAGTTGAGTGTATCTACCGAAACAAAGGACCTGCGTCAACTAGCTACAGATACCCGCGGTCCTCCCACCACTGCTGGTAGGTCTCGACCAGCCAGCGATCGATCTGTGTCCGCGGCGCTCGCTTCGGCAGGTCTGCGTGGTCAGCGAGGTGCAGCAGTTGCTGTTCGAGGTCTGCGGCGCGTTGCAGTGCTTCTTCTTTCGTGTGCTTGCCTTCGCGTAGTTCGGTGAGCCAGGCGCGTTCGGTCGGCGGCATTGGAAGCGTGATGCGGCCGGTGGTGAGGAGTTCGACGCCTTGGATTCCGAGGCGAACCATGTGGTAGGCGAACTTGGTGTCGAAGCCGTACACGTCGACCAGTTCGGGCCGGTTGGTGTGTCGCTTTCCTCGCAGTCCGAGCATTTGTTCGCGCTGCGATTTCATGTAGCCGGCGAACCGCATGGCTGCTTCGCGTGAAAGGAACCGTTCGGGGTGGGCTTGGAGGTCTTCGCCGACAGATGTGTTGAGGACGAGTTCGTGGGGTGGGATGAACATCAGAAGTAGCACTGTGGGGTTGCCGGCGGCGGCGAGTCGGGACCATTTGCGAAGTGAGTACACGACGAGGTCGAGGTCTCCTGCGCCGGACCGGACGCCTTCGGGTTGTGTGCGGTATTGGTATTGCTCGAATGTGCTGTTGCCGATGACGAATTCGGGTGGTTCGATGCATACTCCCATTTCGTCGCGGTCATCGTTTCCGGTGGTGACGCCGTGGAGTCCTGATCCGACTTGGCCACGGAGGATGGTGTTGTTGTCGGCGATGGTTTTGAATTTGGGTTCGCTGTGGGCGATGGCGGTCATAGTGTTTCCTCGTTTCTGATGAAGTCGTCGGCGTGCATGTGTTGGTGGCAGGTGCCGCACCGGTTGTCGCGGTCAGGAAGGATTTGGGCTTCCATGGCTTTGTATCCGGCGAGGTGTTTGTCGCAGAGTGCGATGCGGGGCATGGTGTTGTGTTCGTGCATGTGGACGTCGGCGATGTGGGTGGCTGCCCGCTCGCAGGGTGTGTTGGTTCGGACGTCGTACAGCGCGCAGGTGGGCGCGAAGTCGAGATGGTCGATTGAGTTGTCGGTCATGAGGCCCGCCCTCCGCCACGTAGCTGTCCGATCTTGAGTTTGCCTTCCGCGACGAACTGTTCAGGTCCGGCGATGGCGACGTTCTTCCGCCCAGCCATCACGTCGCCGAAAGTGACAGCTCGCCGCTGGAAGTAAATGGTCCAGGTGGACCGGTAGAGCCCGGTCGTCGATTTGTGGACAATCACTTCACTCTCCGGTGGTTGCGGGTTTTCGTGGGGCGACGCTGCCGAGATGGATCGTCGGCCCACATCGGCGGAGTGGGCTTGGGTTTAGGTTTGGACGCAGTGAGTGCATTCGCGAAACGCTCGAAGCCCTTCCCTATTTCTGTCGCAACCTGATTCATCGCCTTTCCGATCTCGCTGAACGACTTCTGCATGTCCCTCCTGGCGCAGTACGCCTTCACCGCGGGATCGAGTCCGCAGAGTCGGCGCATTTCGTCGTACGGAATCGGCGAGAATGGCCCGACGCTGCAGGTGTCGTCGCAGACATGGCGGTCACCGAGTGTGTAATCACGTCCGTAGAGCATGGGTTCGCCGTCGGGGATGATCGTGATGCTCTGTTCGCGGGCATCTCCCTCGACGCGCGCGGTGCCTTCGATGCGCCGATCACCGCAGACGAACGCGATGCGGTCACCGGTTCTGAGGGGCGGTCCACTGCGGTAGGGCTTGCTGTCGCTCATGTGTGAGGCTCCAAGTGTTCGGCAGGCAGGGTGCGGGTGAGAACTTCGACGGTCTCGTTCCGACGTAACGGGTGCTTCTCCGTCCACTTGCGGACCGCTTCCCAGCAGAACTCCTCTGGCCCGCAGCCGATCAGGGACAGACTCGGCGCATGCCCGCGCAACTCTTCGTCGGGGTGGTCGTTGTCGAAGTCGCCATCGAACACGATCACGGCATAGTGCGTATTACTCACAGTTCCCATTCCTGCCGGTAGTCGGGGTGGTCGGAGTAGACGGCGGCGAGGTGCCAGAGGGTCCAGGTGATGAAGAACGGGACGTTGATGCCGCGTTCTTCGAGATTGGTTCGGGCTGCTTCCATCTCGCGGACCACACCGCGCTTCGCAGCGACATCGCGGAGTGCTCGAGCTGGGTCGTAGTGGGCGATGTGCGGCCCGTCTTTCTCTTCGACTGCTGGGCGGAGTCCTTCGCTGTCGCAGGTCACGTTCCAGCGGTCGCCGCGCTCACCGAGGCGAGGAGCGAACACCTCGTCACCCTCGTACGCCCAATCTGCATATTCGGGCTGCCGGCCGATTGCGGTGTTTGCGATCTTCTCGTCGTCGTTGAGTCGTGCGTTGAGGAATGCGGTGACGTCACTCATGGGTGGTCCATTCGGTGAGGTGTTGTTCGATGACGTGGGTGTCGTATTCGGTGGCGAATTGTTTGCATTCTTCGAGGGTGTAGCCGACGAAGCGTGGGTCACTGACCCCGGTCACGGGATGTGCGACGGCATACCGGATTCCACCGGTAGGGAGCAGATCGCCGAGCGCGTTCACGATAGGTGCGGCTTGCTCACGCCACACGTCGCGTTCCGTCTCGCTGAGTGGTCTCGGTGATGATCCGTCGGGCTGATCCCACTGGGGCAGCGTGTAGGTGTCTTCAACGGCTACTGTGTACATTGCGCGCGCGATTCGTTCGATGGCTTGTTCGCGGATCTGTTCGGGTGTCATTCGGTGTCCTTGAGGTCTCGGTAGATGAGGAAGCCGATCACGGTGAATCCGCCGATGATGACGGTGAGCGCGACGGCGGCAAGGAAGTACGGGTTCACGTTCGTGCCTGTTCGAGGAGATAGTTGAGGGTGTCTTGGTTCCAGAAACTGTTGTCGGCGTTCGCTGCTCCGCGAGTGGGGAACCCTGCTGCTGATTCGTTGACGGTGCGGCCGGTCGAGGTGCGGCGGATCCACCGCCACTCCCCCAGCGAGTCCTGGTAGATACGAACTGTGTCCGGCGCCGGCATCGGATCCGCGCTCATCCCGCATCCCCCGGAGTGAAGAGGATGGTCGCGGGGAGGGCAATGTCTTTCAGTTCATCTTCGCATTCGTTGCCGATCCAGAAGATGACTGGCTTTCCGCTGACGATGCTGATTTCACCGATCCAGCCGTCTCTGTTTCGCACTACCGACTCGACAGGGAGCGCGTGGAGTTCGGCCGCGCTGTTCACCGTGTGAGGCTTCGACCAACCGTGGGCGAGGAGAACACGCTCAACTTCGAGAGAGTCGGCGATGCACTCTTCGAGGTTACTGGTGCACTCGTGAATATGGATCGCCTCGGCCAGTTCGTCCCTCGCGGGTGTGGCCTGTGATCGGATCTCACTCACGACGACTCCTCAGAAGGCTTGCGGTGGTTCACGTCGGCAACTTCTATCATGAGCTGAGGGATGAAAGTGTTGATATCCCTTCCGAGGTAGGAAATCTCCTTGGCACGGAACCGTTCGGAGATGAGAGCGACGTAGTCGTTCCACCACACGCCGAAGGCAGTCGCGGTGTCGTGCTCGCTACCTTCTCGGCCGGCGGCGAACGCTGCCCGTGCCATCGCCTTGTGCTGCTGCATCACGAAGCGGACCTGACTCTCGCTCATCACCAATCACCGTCTTCGTGTTCGTCAGGCGGAATCGGTGTGACGGTGAAGCTCACGCCTTCGATCTTGGTTTCGGTTCCGTCCTCGTGCAGGATGCTGCTGTCATAACTGGCTTCGACTTCGATGCCGTGAATCTTCTCGATGCCAAAGTCTCGGAGCGGGTTGCCCTTACCGACCGTGATCCGAAGGTTCGGCCCCCACTTCGCTTTCCACTGCTCGTGGCTGTCGGTGATTCTCTGCAGGACCTTCACCAATAGCGCAGCCTGACTGTCGGTGTAGTCGCTCATGATTCCCCGTCCAAAGCTGCGCCGATAAGTCGTGCTGCTCCCCATTGCGCTATGAGATTTCCGCCGCGCAGGAATAGGTCACCTTTCAGTGCTTCCACCCTGGCGATCGTGGCCTGCGCAGTAGCAAGTGCAGCATCTTGCACCGCCAGCGCTCGCCGAAGATCCTCTATCACCAATCGGCTCGGGACATCACGCTCGGCTTCGAGTGCCGCAACCCGAACGATCAAACTTTGGACTTCCTGCTGAGCGATGCCGACCATTTCCCACACCGGCTCGGGTGGCCGTTCCGCTTCGTCCCAGCATTCGATCTCGGACTGCACCATGTGGCCGATCATGTGTTCCAGCGCGGCATACGTTGTGGGGCGTTCATAGGTGAAGCCGCTCGGAGTCGTCTTCGGCCATTCGTGCCGCCCGTTGGTGTGCTGCTCCACCACCAACGCCACATGCGCGGCATGGGCATTCACGTCTGATCCAGTCGGCGGCCCGATCCATTCGCAGCCAGTGCATGCGAGGTGAACAACGTCCAAGCGGGCCAGTCTCAGTCGGTGCGCTGCGATGAGGTCGGTCAACCCCGGATCAGGCGCGGTCACGACGACACCTCTTTCGTGTAGCCCAACGAGCGTGCAATTGCGAGAGCTTCCTCGGCTAACTCCTGAAAATCCCACTTGGTGAAAATCCTTTTCGGCGCACTGCGTTTCAGGAATTCGGCCATCACATCCTGATCTGACTTGATCGGCTGGTGACAGGACTTGCAATTGCTCATGACGCCTCCAGCGCTTCGATCGTCGGGCAGGGGTAGGCGGTCAGACACACTCGGCAGTACGAGACCGTGTTGACCGTGACGTGCTCGTGCAGTGCTTGGACTCGCTCGACAGCCGCAACCAGGGCCTCGGCTGCCGTGAGCGCATCTCCGATAATCAGGTCGGTATCACGGTCAGGGTTCGCCGGAATCGACATCCGGTACCGCTTTCGGTCTGCTGCCACTTCGCCGTTCTCGATCTGAGCTTTGTCGAGTTGCGCTTTCGTGTGCTCAACATCCACCCCAGTCACGAGGTCGCCCCCAGGGTTGTTTGTCACCACCACGGTTCACCTTCCTTCTGCCACTTCCACGTCACGACGTAGCAATCGCAGATCGACGACATCTGCCAGCGGTAGCGCTTGACGAGCCCAACTCGATGAAGCAGTCGAACGACCTTGCCGCCCTTCCGTCCCCGGAACCAATGGCGCGCCCAATGCGTCCGGCGCAGAAGGTCATCCATCCGGGCCTTGTCGTTGTCTTGAATGCACATCGGGCACGGTCCGGGGTAGTAGTCCGAGTCGTCGATGTCGTATGTCGGCCAGTGTCGCGGCTCGGCATCGCAGTCCAAGAGTTTGAATCCCTCGGGGGCGGCTGGCGGGTTGGCGCGGTACCAGTCCGACTTCTTGAACAGGTAGTCGGCGAGATCAAACTCTTCATCTTCGGGTTCGAAATCGATTGTCGAGTCAAATGCCTTTGCTGGATTGCTCATGCTCACCCCTCCTCGGCCGCAACGAACGGGGCGAGGTCGTTCACTGCTGACACGTGCCAGATCTGGTAGCCCTTGGGTTCGTGAACCTTCGGGTTATTCAGGTCTGCGTAGTCGGTGCTGCCTTTGCCGCAACGCATCCAGATTGAGTGCCAACCCTCGTTGCCCTTGGATACAAACTTCACGTCATCCGGCACATCGTCAGCGGTCGGCCACGGTCCGGTTTCGGTGGGGGCAGGGACAACCGGCGAGGAGGTTTCAACAGTCGCGTAGGCGTTGCGGTCACGTCGATAGAAGTTGCCCTGCATGTCGCGGACGATGAAGTCGCCAACCGAAACCCGCACATAATCTTCATCGGTTGCGAGGGACACGTCGAGCACGCCATCAGGCGCAGCGCTCGAGAAGCTGTAGGTAATCGTGGGGTCGTCGAGTTCGTCGTCGAAACTGTTGACCCAATCGCAGATCGCTTGAATGGATTTGCGGGTGCCGTCCCACTGCATCACCTCAACGTCCTGCAACTCCTCCGCTTTCGTCTCCTCCTCGGCGGGTTCGGCAGGGGCGGTAGACCACTTGTAGCCACAAGCACGATGAAGTCCGTCATGGCCTAGCAAGAAGCAGCACTGATCGTTCATGACATTCACCTCGGGGCAGCGATCATCCCCGGCATGTACAGCTACCGGGAGCATGGCGCGGACACGGGTCTGCACTTGCTCGACATGCTCCGCAGACCACCACGGGCACATCTGCGCCAAGAGCCGCACGTCTTCCACCTGTTCGGCGGTGAGTGCCATACCGCCGGCAGGGATGAGACGGCCAGCGGCGGTGAGATGCGCGAGGACTGCGCGGACACCTTCGAGGACCGGTGCGCACTGGGGGCGAGGATGGTTCTCGGCGGCGCGGAATGCCAACGCCAACTCGTTGAGGAATTCGAAACTCTCGGTTTCGGCTTCGAGTCGGCCAGCTCGGTTCGGATGTGTTGGGGGCATGGTCCGTAGCTTACATGGACACAGTGTCACTGTGTCCCCGGTTGCGAATTCAGCGTGTGCGGCGTGCCGCCAAACTGCTTGTGCCCGTGACAGATGAACGCGAACGCTTCGCCGCCGACGAGACCGACGATCCCGCATTGATGGGAGGGAGAAGCTCGTAGGCCACGTACACCGCGGCATCCAGAGCGCCTGGCGACCAGGTCGAATCGGGCTCCCACAACTCCCACTCCGACTTCAACCCCGCGAGGCTGTGATCAGCGGAGAACCAAGCACGCTGCGTCAGCACGGCTTGCGCGATCGGTTCAGCGCGAAGGAACTTCGACTTCCGGGCCGTCACCTTCTTGATGCGCGGGCACAACGCTCGCCGGTCGATGATGTTCTCGTTTTGCATCGCATCCCAGGCCTGCCTGATGAGGGTGCCGGCCATGTCGCCGCCGTAGTTCGCTTCGAACACGACACAGTCGGCGTCGATGTCGTGGGCGAGTTGGCATGCTGCGCGGGACCATTGGTCGGATGACATTTGTGCAGTGCGGTCGTGGGTCCAGTACATGCGGCCGTCGGTGCCCAAATGTCCGCCGATGATGCCGGCGGTGTCACGGCCTCCACCGGACGGGTCGACGCCGACGACTGTGCGACGTGGTGCGGGAACGTCTTTCGTTGTGGCGGCCTTCAAGTTCTCGGCGGTCAGTAGCGCACCCTCCGCTGTGACGGGTGAGCCCATGAACATGGCAGCCCAGTCACGAGTAGAGACCGACGACTTCTGACGCCGCCAGTGAGCGTTGAGTTCATCGATGGCGTCTACTGCGACAAGTGGATGCGTGAGAGGTTCACCCGGCTGCCGACCAAGAGGATCCTCACGGAACCCACGATCCGGGTCCGGTGCCGTCGCGATCGCCGGAAGATGCACAACCTTCCACTCCCCACCATCCTCGATGCGACCTTCACGTTCGAGGAGCATCCCCGACAAGTCCTGCAGGTGCCAGCGAGTGTGGACGATGATTTCGCGGGTACCGGGGACGCGGCGGGCGACGAACACTGACGAGTACCACTCCTCGAGCGCCCGGCGGATGGTGGACGAGTCGGCGGCGGCACGGTCAGCGTACGGGTCGTCGATGATGCCGAGGTCCATGTCGAACCCTGATAGGCCACCGTGGGTGCCGATAGATCGCATGCCACCGCCAGCAGTGAGGGACCAGTTGGCGCGAGTGTTGTCGTCGTGTTTCATTTGCAGGCCGTAGCGTGCGCCATACCCGGTGACGAGGTCTCTGCATGCCGCACCGTGTGTTTCGGCGAGGCTGGCGGCGTACGAGGCCATGACTATGCGGTCTTTGGGTCGGTGGGTGAGCCACCAAAACGGCAACCACCTGGACACTCGATGCGATTTGCCGGCGCGTGGTGGCGTCCAGATCATCAGCTTCGCGTTGGGGGTGTCCTTCACCCATGTGAGTGCTTCGTCGATGAGCTCAAGGTGTGGGCGCTGAACTTGAACATTCGGTTCATGGCGTAGCGCGAGTGCACCTGGTGTTTCCGGGCCGCCGATCGGGTTTCCGTTGCGGGCGTGCTTCTCCGCCAACCGGTCACGGAGGTGTTCTTTCTCGGCTGGTGGGAGGGCACGCCACGCCCCGGATTCGAGGATGCTCATGGCGCGTATTCGTTTCCGCAGTGTGCGCAGTGGAGTGGCTGTTGGTAGCCGGTGATGGTCGTTCCGTTCAGGCACACGGTTGCGGTGAACCATGCGTTGCCGCATGGGCAGGTGGTGTTCGCGGGTGTGGGTTGGGGTGTGCGGAACGGAACGACGTCACCCATGGTTGTGGCGCTTTCGGTCTTCGGCCATGGCGAGGATGAGGGCGAAGAACCAGACGGGTGGGATGCGTGGCCGGTTGTCGGTTTCGGGCATCAGAAGCTGCCTCCGACGTCGTACGCGAGGTCTGTACGGTGCTGCTGTGCGGAGCCTTCGTAGTGCGGGTGATGCTCGTCGAACGGGACGGGCGGGGACGGTTCGGCGAGGATCTCCGTGAAATAGCCGTCGCGCTCATTCCATCTGCGGGACGAGTATTCGCGGGTGAACTCGGCGGTGACCGTGGTCCCTGCCGTGTTCCATGACTGCATACGGAGCCACTGTTCGACGTCGCTGCCGGCGAGTGTGACCCGGATGAATGCAGTCGTGGCTTGGTCGAGGCTGGAGTGCATGAGGCGGAATGCGCGGGGTGTCCCTGCGGGCAGGTCGAGGGTCAGTCCCAGGACGGTTCCTGCTCGCATGGTGAATGCTGCGAGGTCATCCTCTTCGATCGTGAAACGGAAGATCTCAGCGAGGTCACTGCCGGTGTGGATGCTGCAGCGGATGGTCATGTCGGGCTGCGGTTTCCGCCCGGTCAGCTCCGCAAACAGGCGTGCGATGACGTTCATGCCGCTTCCTTCGTGAGAGTGTCTGCGAGCTGTGCGCATTTGTCGGGGCTGAATCCCTGCCAGTGCACGTCGCCGCATTCGACGACGGGTGTGCCGAGGTAGCCGAGTTCTTGTACCCGCGCTTTCGCTTCCGGGTCGGTGGTGACATCCCGCGCCTTGTATTCGACGCCGAGTTTGTCGAGTTTCCGCTTCGTCGCATCACACGGCGGGCAACCCGGCTTCGTGAACACAGTGACGATCACTCTGCACCATCCACAGCCTCGGGCGGCCAGTTCCAGTGTCCGGGTGTCGGTGTCTCAGCGAACAACAGGCCCTCCTTGAAAAACAAGCCCGTCGGGTTCACCACGCACACGCTGACGAGCACCTTCTTCGGAAGGTCTTCCATAGGAGTGACGAATTCCCGTCCGGCGAAACTCTGAATGAATTTGCTGCCGTTGCCGTCCATCTCGATGACACCGTCGAGGCCTTTCAGGGCGTCGGTGTCAGCGATGTACTGCACCTCGGTGATGATCGCTGCGCGCGGCTCCGGCAGGTACTCACCACCCGGGGTGCCGTACGACTGGTAATGGACGATGACGCCGACGCTCGGTTGCCTCATGCTGCACCGCCGAGCGCGCTGACGATGGCGCCGAACAGTGCGTCCTTCGCCTTCTGCTCTGGCGGCAGGTCGGTGTACGGCACGAGGCACGGATGTGTCTTGGCGTCAGCATCTTTCACCGGCCCGTACACCCAACCATCAGCGCGCTTGAAGGCTGACCAGTTCTCATGGGACGCCTCAGGAGTATTACCACCGAGAACACCCGCCACGCCGTCGATCACGCTTGCGGAAGTGTGCTCGTCCAATTCATCCCACGGCGGCGATACCGCGATGCCTGGGTCCTGCTGGATCTGCTGTATCGCGCGGTTCGCCTCGTGGCACACACGGGCGATATCGACATGACTGAACTGACTCATGAATTCTCCACAGGATCTCAATCTGATTCCGTGCCGGCCGAAATGCCGCCATGGCCCAACAAAACTTCGATCTCCGCATCCATCTGCCCCCGAGTCACCACAGTGACCTCAGACTTCGAAACAGCCTGCAAACCCAACAACTTCACATGACTGTCCAACACCCCACGAGCGGACGCGATCAGCTGCGACTTCCCCACCAACTGGCCTTTCGCGTCCTCCGTGTTGATCGAATCCCACGCCTTCGCGTACAGGGCTTCGTAGCGGGCGGACATCACCTCACGGAAGTCCTCGGCGGTTTCACCTTCCACCCGCTCCAACACACGTCTCACAGCGCGTTGAGCGTTACCCCGATCCGAGTAGCCATGCTTCTCCGCGATTTCGTCCCACAGCATCCCGTCACGGCGATCCTGCATCGCGGCGACAGCGCGTTGCCGGTTGCTGATGTCGTCGGGTTCGGTGCCAGCCATGGGTGGTTTTCTCCGCGTTTGTTGTCCGCTTTAGGTTGTCCAAAACGGTAGGTACAGACGAGTGTATCTACCGAGTTCCGTCGCACACGTTTTTGTCCTCTACGAACCCGAAGCGATACGAAGTTCGGACGATTTCTGATCGATGTAAGCCAACAGTTTCGGCACATCGAGCGAGTATCTGAGTCCACACATCGTCATCAACTGGGCGCCCGTGTTGGATTCGTTGATCTCACAAATTCGCTGATACCCCGCGCGGATTTCTTCCACTGTCTCATCGGTTACGGGATCCTGGTCATCGCTCATGGTGTTGTCCATTCGTAGTGTTCGCACGGTTCACGGTCCCCCTGCTGCGAGTCCCACTCGTACCGCGGGTGGCGTACGTCTTTGAGAACTTCCTGCTCGGTCTTTCGGTCACCCCAGATGGTGTCGATGCGGGGCTCACCGAATTCACCGCCGATGTCTGATCTGCTTGCGACTACCCACAGGTCTTCTGCGGCTTTGATTTCGTCGCTGCGTGCGCATCCGATTGGCGTCCAACTCATGACCATTCCCCGATCTCTGCGGTCTCTACGCGGGCAACGCATCCCCATTCGATGAGCTGATCGACGCGGGTCTTCGCTGCGTGACGTGCGAAGAAGTGCTTGCGGGTCACGGCGGGCACAACGATCAGCGGATACCCTCGCTCGTCTTGCGAGACCGGCGCGCCGCGACGCACCGGAGGTTCGATGGTGGTACCAAAAGGACCGCCGTCCTCGGTGTACAAGTACTCCGAGATGTCAGGCACCCAATCCGGCGTTGGATCAGGTTCCGTCGGGTTGTAGTGGTGATCGACGATCTCTTCCCAGAACTCGTCTGGCTGGTCCACGAACGGCTTCCCGTCCGGTGTCGGGTACGAGTCGACTACGACACGAAATACGTTCATCGTCATGCTCCTTCGAGGAGTTGGTTCAGGTGCGGTTGGTGGCTGCGGGCACCGGCGAGTGCGACATCGAACGCTGATCGTTGGTGTCGGAGTTTCCCGCCGCCGACTTTCAGTTGCCAGTTCTTCGCCCTCCGTTCGGCCGCTGACACCAGTTCCGGCGGATAGGTGCCGAGAGGTTGAGATCCGTTCTTTCCGGGCGGTACAGCGACGATGGGGACGGGCCAGGGGTGGGCGAGGACAGCGCCGAGGACTTCCGCGGTCGCGAGGAGTGCGGTGGGGTTGGCTGCTGCCCCGCCTCGTCCCATGTGCCAGTTCGGTTTCGTGATGGATTCCACCGCGACGAGGGTTGGTTCGTCAGCGAAGTCGCCGAAGTCTGTGAAGCCTGGTGTGAAGCAGCTTCTGACTGCGTGTACGACGGCCTGGAGGTAGTCGCGGTCCGCGGGGAACAAGTCTCCTGTTGTGGCGACGGTGTGGGTCGCGAGGATGTCGCGACCCCGGATCACGCAGATGCCAGTGTCTTTCGCTCCGGGATCAACACCAACCACGATGACGCCACTCACGATTCACCTCTCAGCGCTTTCGTCAATTGCGCAACTGCTCGTGCATAGGCGTGTTTCTCCGCCTGCCAGACGTGAAGCGAATGCCCGTTGTCTTCTTCAGCTGCTTGACGTGCACCCTCTTCCGAGTTCTGCATCTCCCATTCGAGAGCGGTCTTCACTGATTCGACGAGGGATACCGTGGCCTCCAACTCCTTCACACGAGCTTCGGCCTGCACTCGCAGATCGTGCGGCGTGGGTTTGTGGAAACGGCGGACGCACACCGAATAGGCAGGCCGCCCACGCTTGTGGAGATCGAACTCGACGTAGTTGGTGGCGTCGTGCTTGTCGAGGAGTTCACCCATCGCGTCGGACATCGCGAGTAGGACTGCTTCGGATTCCTCACCGCCGGAGGTCATCTTCAGATTCATCACTCCGTCTTTGACGTCGAAGCTGTGAATCTGCATCTCGTCGACGGGGTCGTTCTCTGAGATGTTGTCGAGTTCGCTCATGCTGTGACCTCCATCTGCTGGATGCTGCCGCGCTGCGCCCCAGTTGCCTGCTGCGACGGTTTCGGGGTGTGACCGGAGTAGATATCCGGATGAGCCGACTCGATCGCTTTCAGAGCCTTACGTGCAAGGACCGCAGCGCCATCGGTGTACGCGTGCCAGATGTCCACTGACCGTGCCCGCTCACCCGGCGGTGTCGCTGTCGCCCGGTACTTGAAGATCCCCTGCGGATGCGGAGGGACATTGTCGACGAGTCGAACCACCTCGTAGTGCATCACCGGGAACCGGCCGATTTTCAGATCGAATGTGAGACTCACAGTGCCTCCTGTGGATAAGTGCGACGAGTGCCGCCGCAAAAGATTTGGTTTCTTTAGGGTTCGGAAGGACTGGGCGGTACTCACGTCCCGCCTTTGCGGTACTGGCGTCCCGCCTTTGCGGACGCACGTCCCGCCTTTGGAAGGGTCTAAGCCGGTACTCTCGTCCCGCCTGTGGATGAATTACTAACAGGCTGTGGATCACCCCAAAGGCGGTACATCAGTCCCACCTTTGGGGTCAGTCCACGCCGTGACGAACGGCAACTTGAACGTCGTCGCCCGTCCCTTATGTGCGAACACCGGAGCACCATTCGCGTTGAACGAGATCGGCAACCGAGGATCCAAATTGCACTTCGCGAGACGCCCCATGATCTTCCGGAGACCATCCTCCGAAACACCCACCCGAGCCGCCAACTCCCCCGCCGTCCGCCAGCACGTGCGACTGTCGGCGTCTGCCCACTCAGCTAAGGCGATGAGCACCAACCGCTCTGACGGGCCAAGCCCAGACGGGGCGCCTTCGAAAACTTCCTTGACGAGCTGCCACGCCACATCAGTCGTTCTCGCCTTCAGGCTCCACAGAACCAGCGAGGATCACCGCGGCCTGCTCGGCGTCGACCAACACCTCCCGGGCCTGACTCCCCTCCGCCGCACCGACGATTCCGAGTCCCTCGAGCTCGTCGAGGAGACGGCACGCCTTCGCGTACCCGACGCGCAACTTCCGCTGCAACATCGACGCCGACCCGAACCGTGACGACACCACCAACTCCGCGGCCTGACGGAGCACATCGTCGCCGTCGACGTCGAGGGTCTCCTGCACAGCAGACTCCGCCGGCGCCGCTGGAGCAGCATCCGGCATCAGAATCCCCACCTGCGCCAACCAATCCGAATCCTTCTCCGTCACATCATCAGTGATCACAGAGTCACCGAAATTCGTATCCGTGTTCGGCTTGTCCTCATCGTCGTGATCGAACGCCCGCGACGGAGCAACAGCACCCACCCAACGAGGACCGATCTGCACACGATGCAGCTGCAACGAATGCGTCCGAAACATGTGGATCTGTTCCTTACGGTTCTTCGCGATCTTCAGCAACGGCTCCAACGCAGCATCCGACCACGTCGTGCGTGGAGTATCCGGACGCGGATCGCCCTCGTCGTCGACAGGGATCGGCATCGGGTCGCCACCAAGGATCCGCGCCATACGCGTGATCGGGAAATCATCAGCGTCGCTGACATCGAATCGGAGTTCGGTACCACCGTCGAACAAGTCCGGAGACTCCGCGATGATCAGAGTCTTGTCGTCGATCGTGATGTCGACCGTGTGGTTCTTGTCCTTGGTCGCCAGCGGTTTGAACAGTCCGACAACCGCTTTGCAGTCGTGCACCGCCCACACCATCGCAGGCAGCGAACCGTTGCACAGCGTCCAGGTATGCCCCACCACATACCCGTTCGTCGATGTTCCGACGAGCAGCGACACCTCACCCGGGTCCTCACCCCAATAGCCGCGGGTGGTGATGATGTGAACACCGCGCACGGTGTCCGCGGTCAGAACCAGGTCAGCCACAACGTCGACCAAAGCTTTCGTGGAAACAGTGATACTCATGCTTGTTCTCTTTCTGTCAAAGTGTCGGAACCTGCTAGAAACTCGATCGAGCCGTCATCGGCGAACAACACCCACCCCTGCCACGTCAGCAACCGCTCCTCCGACGGCTCCGCATGAGACCCCAGAATCCAACCGAACTCACGGGCCTTCACCGGATTCGCATGAACAGAGTCATCGCCACCGGTATGGCAGTGCAGGCACAACATCAGGTAATTCGACGGCCGCTCCCGGTCTTCAGCGCTACGCCGAAGCCTGTGATGCAGTTGCAGGTCCGTCGCGACCTTGCACCGCTCACACCGACCGCCGGCACGCTCGACCGCGATCGGAGCAGACTGCGCCAACGCCACACCGGCAGCGACCTTCCGCGGCGACGGCTTCGACCGCATCCTGCTGCGCCGCATCGGAGTCCGATTCACCAACGGTGATCTACGAAGACTCATGACGGGACCTCGGATCTGTCAGCGGTGGCGGCCGCGGCGATCAGTCCGGCCCCGATCTCGCGTGCATCATCGGATGTCATGCGAGGGTCTTCGAGGTAGCAGCGGACTTTGCCGGACCCGAAGTGTGCGGTGATAATTCCGTCAACCCACTCGCCAGTCCACTCGGCCTCACTGACATTCGCAGGCTTCGGCAGCTCGACAATGGCGTGAGTCGCCGCCAGTGCTTCGACTGCGACCCGCGCCATTTCGGTGGCCTCTTCCAGCGCATCCCAGGCCGGATGATTCGAATTGCCGTACTCGTCGAAGCAGCACCAGGACGTGCCGTCGAAGTCGCAACCGCGATTCTCGTGCGTGTCGGTCTCCGCAACCTCGATGTCGTCCGGACTGTAACCCTGATGTGCCATCCACGTTTTCGCGATAGCCTCGACGTCCGCACTCATGACGCCGCCTTCGGGGTTTCCGGCATCGCCTGCCCCAGAGCGACAATGAACGCTCGCAACACAGTCGGCCGCCCCTCATCGTCGACGGTCGGTGCGTTCGACATCTGCACCGACTCGACATCCTTCAAAATCGTCAGCAACTCCTCCCGTGTCGTGGCCGCAACTGCGCGATCTCGGTAGTCGGAGATGGATGGGACCTCGACACCATCAGCGAGCCAGTCCGCGATCGTTGCCGCCAGATCCACGCCTGGCTTCGAAATGACCTGACCAGCAAGCGACGAGATGCGAGTCTTCGAAATCGACATCCGATTCTCAAAATCCAGATCCCCAATCACGTCGAATTCGTATTCGATTCCGTCGCGCTGGATAGGCTTCATACCTACCTTGCGAGGCGCTTTCTTCCCCTTCTCGTCCTCCTCGATCACGTACTCCGTTTTCGTTCGGAGAGTGGCGATCACGTGCCCCGGGTAGGTAAGAATGGCGTCGATCATCTGCTTCTCTTCCGGGCCGACTACCTTCCAACCGGAGGTAAATTTGTTCGATCCGCTGCGTCGGTCTACCTGCTCGAGCATCCCGTCTGCCCCCATCCAGTAGTGCGACAGAGAGTCGATGAGCACCGCTCCGTACCCGGCGCCGGCAGCAACACCGAGCGTTTCGACGAGTGAGAGTGGTGAGAACTTGTCCGGTGTGACGGTGTCGAACTGCCAGCCGTTGAGGCCCACGTACTTCGACGCTGACCCGCGTTCGGTGTCGATGACTGCCACTCGATCGGACAGCGCTGTGGTGAGAGTGAGCCCTGTGTACGTCTTACCGGTGCCCGACGGGCCACAAAGTGCGATGCGTGCTTTCGATGATTTCTTCGTTGCGGGAGCGAACTCGATCGTCATGCGTGTGCCTTCTTTCCATCTTCCAGTGCCAGCAGCGGCGAGGACTGCAAGAGCTGTTCTGCGAGGGCCTTCGCGACCGCATTGGGTCGGACCGAAACCACACCAGCAGGCCGGGTGACCGTGATGCCGGGGACAGTGCGACCAGGAATCAACGCTTCCTTCTTCGACACGTCGATCAACCACTTCGGGATCACACCCTCCGTGACAGTCAGTAGCTGCGGAGCGTGCTCGAGGAGAACCGCGTACACCTGACTGAGGTCACCGAGCGCGTAGCTGACTTCGAGGTCAGCGGCACGAGTTTCGCGTAGATGCGCTTCGAGTGCATCCTGATCGGTGATCGTCGCAACCGGATCGGGAAACGACTTCGACACGGTGCCGAGCTTCTGCTCGACACCATCCGCATCGATGTAAGCGGCAGTGCGCTTGTCACCCTTCGGGAGGATCGCATCGAGCTGCACAGCGTTCGCGGACTTCGTTTCCGAGACAGCTTTGACGATGGACGCCACCATCACGGCACGGTTCACGAGGTCTTCGACAGGTTCGACGTCGATTACGTCGGCGGTGTGGTCAGTCATGGAGTGCTCCGATCTTTTTCAGGATGTCGATGAGGGTGGCGGTGGGAATTCCGACTCCGCTGATGTCTTCCCACCGGCTGCGTTCCGAGGGGCGGTCGTCGTCGGTTTGCTGGACGGCGAGCATCGTCTTCGTGCCGTCCACATAGGTCAGTAACCTGCGATGCCCATCCATATGTGTTTCGACGACCGGACGCCGATACGGGCGGTAGTCGCCGCGGGGACCGCCGTTGAGGAAGCAACTCCGCTCATGTTGAGGAAAACCGGGGGCCGTTCCACCGCACGTGCAATTCGGGTCCTGACTCATCGGGTCGCCTTCCGGTTCCGGTGTGCGCACGTCCCGCAGATACCGCGGCTGTGGTGACGCACGGTGTTCGGGTAGTCGACGAGCAACGCCTTCGACGGCCGCATCGTCCGATCGCACTGGGTGCAGTTCGTGGGCCGTGATGTGCGGCGCTTACCGACCTTTGATGCGGCGCGACGTTGGCATGCTTCACGGTCTTCTTTGAACGCTTCCCACAACTTCTCGTCACGCTGCAAAGGAAGCCGAGCTGAGGTTTTCAATTCTGTTCTCCGTTCACATCTTTGAAGCGGTCGTAGGCGTCGTCGGCGAGATCGAAGAGACCTGGTTCGGTGCGGTCGTACCAGTCGGGGTCGTCGCAAGGGTCCTGAAACGGATCGTGTGGGCTCATTTGGCATCGGCCTGTTCTTCGGCTTGTTCTTTCTCTAGATGCCACTGCGAGAGCGGAATTCGGGACCACCGTGCGTCGACCTGGTCTTCCGGAACCTTCACTCCCCATTCGACTTCGAGGTATGTGTCGGTGCGGGATGCTCCGCAACTGTGGACCCTGCGCGATCCTTCGTGTGGATTACGTTCACCGTCGACCGTGCTGGGCATTCCTTGCAGGGCAGCATCGAACGACGGTGCCCGCGACAGTCCAGCCATCGCCTTCGCGATTTCCTTACCCTCGGGAGTGCGCCGGTTGGGCCGCATCATTCCTTGACGCTTACGGTCACGGCGCCAACCGACAGGCACAACGTCATCTGCCGGGACAAGGGGGCCGTCGAAGTACTCACTCCCAAGGAAGTTGCTCTGCCAGAACCGCCGGTCACCGGAGTGCTTCTCACAAAACTCGGCGACGGCGTCGTTCCATTGACGTTTACGTTCCACAGCTGAGTCCCAGGCAGCAAGCAATTCCGGATCGGTGGTGCGGTAAACCTCGACAGGCGCGCTCATGCCGCACCGCCGAAAGGTGTGTAGGCGCCGAGGAACACGAGACCGTTCATCGCAATGAACGTGATGACGATCGTCGACAGAACCTGCAGAACCGTCTTCGCTTTCGACGGTTTTGGCTGGTCACACTGGACCGGGCGATGCTTACCGACACGCTGCGGCACAGCACGCGAAGCATCGAAATTGGTGAACTTGGGCTGTTTTTGGGTATGGGTCATCACGACATGTCCTTCACAGGAGAAAATGGATGGTGGGAAGACAGGGGCCCGGTGGCGCCTAGGGTGCCGGCCATCTGGACCGGGCGACGGTCTTACAGTGGTGACACCACCGGGAGTTCAGAGAGTCAGGCGACGAGGGTGGCGAGTGAGACAGCGCACCGCCGAACCTGCTTCAACAAAAGGATGTACTGCCTGGTGTTTCGTGGACCTTGCGGGCATTCGAGTTCATCGTCCAGTGCCTTGATCTGGCGAGCGAGACTCAGCATTTCGTCGGCACTCACGGCGCGGTCACCTCCGCCTGAGTCTTCGGCGCGGCATCGTAGGTGGTGCCGAAATCGCAAAGGTTCTCGACCATCTCACGCAATTCGGTGATCGTGTTACAACCAGCGAACAGATCATCGGCAGCCCTGTCAGTCAGCCCGAGGGAGACACGAGCGAAGTCCTCCACGTGCCAGAGCTCCCCCGACTGCGCACGAACAACAAACGCTGCACAATGCGGACCAGTAACCGTCTCAACCCGACCAGTGTCCAACGAATGCGAAACCCACACAGCCCCAATCAATTCAGCTGTCCAACCAGCGAAATCCCTGGCCGTACCATTACGCCACTGCTGCTGATCCAACAGGTTCGGCCACGTCTCAACATGGTCCATCACCGAACGAAGCAGGTCCTGATTAACCTTGACGTCCATCATCACCCTCCTTCCGATCACCGATACGACGAAGGCCAGGACCCATGATCCGAGCCAAACGCTTCAAACCCGGAACCTCGTACTCGATGCCGGCAGCCTCATCCAGCACCCGCCGAGCCTCAACGCGCTCCGACAACGACATCGAATCCCGACGGTCAGCAAGCTCCCGCTCAGTCACGACGAACCACCGATGTGCCGGACGAACACCATGCGCTCACGCGACACTGTTTCGAACTCACCAAGCGGAAAGTTCTTCATCCTGCCGCGTCTGATGTTCGCGGCGGTCGCCGCTGCTGTCTCGTTTGACTTCAGTGGTCGCGGCCACTCTGCCCAACGCCCACTGTTCTCACGCAGCGCTGTCGCGAACTTTGTATAGAGTGCGTTCCGTCCGATCTGCGCTTCCGGAACTTCGTCAACGAACTTGAACTCACTCACGCTGCATCCTTTCCTTCGCCTGCCCAGCGTGCGACGGCTTTCGCAATCGCATGCGCGCCAGGAGGAGTGATCTTCAATGTGTGCATGACCTCACCCCGGAAGCGAGGAGCATCATGGTTTTCGATGCGCTGGAAGTACGCCTTCTTCGAAGCCTTCTCCGTGTAGCGGTTGACCTTCTTCTTCCGCTGCTCCGACCGCGACCAACGCGACGCCGTTTCCTTGTAGATCCAGTCGTGATCGATCAGGAGTTCGCGGAGCTTCGACTCCTGCAGCCCGACCGTCGACGCGACCGTGCTGAAACTGAGAACATCTTCATCGGTGACGAACGTGTCGACATACTCGGCCTTCGGCTCAAGTTCAGCGACCTGATCAGTGAGGCGCTTGATCTTGCGGGTCTGTATCTCAAGGGCACGGAGAACGATCGCGTCGTCGTCGAGTTCGCGCGTGCCCTCTTCAGTGTCGAGCAAGTACGTACGAACCTGCCGAGCAACAGTCGAGTCCCGCAGCAGCATCGCGATCCGGAGAATTGCGCGGCGAGGGAAGAGTGCGATCGTGCTAGCGGAAGAGGGCAGGTTCATTGTGAACCTCTCCTCGAACGCGCTTCTAGTGACAGTGCGGTACCCGTCGTCCTCGATCTCATCGCGGTTTCGCTTCACGACGTTCTTGACTGTCTCGATCCCCACCTCGAAGTAGTTGGCGACCTGTTCAGTGGTGGCATGCATGTCGTCGGGAAGCAACGACAAGACCTTCACCTTGTCGAGGACGTCAGTTCGGATAGCGAGGGAATCTCGTTCCGCTCGCGCATTCGGTGCAGTAAGGTCAGTCATCAGATTCCTTGCTTGGGGATTGGAGTGAAGCCGTCATCTGCTGGAACAGGTGGCGGCTTTCTCATGCGGTGGGCTCGCACTTCTCGTGTTCCTCGATATAGCGAGAGATCTCGGCGTCAGAGACTTTGCGACCGCGACCGATGTCGACATAACTAAGTTCTCCGTTGCACCACATCTTGCGAACGGAAGACGCGTGGATGCATAGCCTCTCGCCTGCTTGGTCCGCATTCAGAAGGCGTGTCGGTCTCATGCCGGCACCCGCAGAGTTGTCGGACCTGTGAGCGATGATGGTTCATCCCAGATCAGAATCTTGTTGCCTCGGGCCCCCAGCGCGCCGAGCGCATCCAGGACTTGAGGGGTTGGCCGACGGGTTTTGAAGGCCGTCCTCCAAGTGCGCTCCGAGACGTACGTCCTCTGCTCCATGTCGACGAAGCTCTTGATGGCGTGAGCACGCTTCACCCGCTCCATCTCGTCTAGACTCAGTAGAAACATTCCGGTTTCCTCCGCTGTTCGTAAGTTACAAGGAAGATATTTACCGGTTTCGCAACGAGAGTCAACCATTTCTACTGTTCATATCGACGCTTTTGACCGTAACTGCACGTCAAACACTGCTTGACCGGAAGAAAGTTACCGGTTAGCCTAGGGTTCATGAGTGAGCAGAAGACAGTGCTTGAGTTCCTCGCAGGTAGACGCCTGACGGCTGTCGAGATTGGCGAAATTCTCGGCGTGACCGAGAAGACCGCACGGAAGCGCCTCGCCGACAGCCTCAACGCGAGTGATGTCATCACCATCTGCCGAGCTGTGGATGTCAACCCTGTCGAGGCACTCGTGGAACTGGAGTTCGTATCGGTCGAGGAGACAATGAATTTCGTTGACTCCGACGGGCAACTTCTTGCAACCGCCGACCAGGAAGCACTCATTCTCGAACTAGTTGATAGGTCACTGACAACCCCACAGCTCGCAGACTTACTCGCTGCACGATCACGCCGACCAGATGTGACTGTCAGCTTCAGCGAAGGAATGACGCGTGCTGAGGTCGAGAAGCAACTTGCAAAGGCTCAAGCGCTCGGCCTCATTCCGATGCAAGACAACGTCTATCCGTTGACTTCGCTGGGTCAAGCCCAGAGGGTTGCCGATGTCGATGTGCAGGCACTCATCGAGAGCGATGAGCCCTACGCCGCAAACACCAGTTCCGAGCCCCTTCCGGAAGATGACCACGGTTGGGACGCGTAATTGAAAGAGCTCGAAGACCTGGCAGGCGCTAACGGCATCGCGATAGTCGAAGGCAACCTGCCAGGCAAGGAACGTGGCCGCTGGTATGCGGAACCGCGAATCATCGTCCTGCAAGCAGGAATGCCGCTCGACTACACACGCACCACCCTCGGGCATGAACTCGGACATGCCACACATCACCACGACATGTCGACACCCGATGCCCGGATTCACTACTTCCAAGAACGCCAAGCTGACGAGTACGCGGCACGACTTCTCATCTCCGAAGAGTCCTACCGAAAAGCAGAACGAATGCACGGTGCACACTTCGCCGGCATCGCACACGAACTGAAAGTGACCGTGGAGCTCATCCACGTATGGCGAGACCTCTGGCACAGAAAGGACAAAAAATGGCCCGACAACAACTGCCTCCGCAGATCAAAAAGATCGAACTCGCGAAAAAAGAACGCGGCAAAAACGCAATCAGATACCAGCTGACGGTCGACACCGGGGTCGATCCGATCACCGGCCGCCGAAAACAGTTAAGAAAGAGATTCACCACCGAAGCTGACGCGCGTGACGAACTCGCAAGAATTCAAAACGAAGTGCAGCGTGGAACATTCGTTCACTCAATCGATCTCACAGTCGAGCAAGCCTGTGCGAACTGGCTCCTATCGAGACATGGAATTAAGCCGACGACGAAGGTCGGATACGAAGACGTCCTAAAGCCGGTCCGATCAGAACTAGGCGACATCTCCGTTCAGAAGCTGACTCGCCTAGACATCGACAAACTCATCAAAGAACTGAGAGAGGGAAAGCTCACCCGATCGACAGGACACTCCAGAAAGAAATGGGGCCCACGAACGTGCAACCTCATGGTTGGCACCTTGTCTCAAGTTCTTGAGCAGCTCGTGAAGGAAGGCCAACTCGTCCGAAACGTAGCCGCGCTCGTCGACCACGTTCCGCAGACACGGAAACAACTCCAGACGCTGACCGCCGACGAAGTTCAAGTCGTTCTCGGCGCGATCAAGAACGACCGCCTGCGGCACGTGTGGCACCTCGCGCTATCAGGGCTTAGACGCGGCGAACTCGGAGGACTGAGATGGGCCGATGTGGATCTGGAGAATAGAACGCTCAGGATCGGACCCACGCGAGTGTCGGCCGGCGGCGAAGCCATCGACCAAGAGGACGCCAAGTCAACCGCATCGGGCCGAACCTTGCCTCTGCCTCAACCACTCGCCGACGAACTCAAAACCGCGAAACGACAACAAGCGGCCGAAAAGCTAGCCTTCGGCGAAGGCTACGGCGCCGGCGGATATGTCGCCTGCAACGAAGCCGGACAACCTCTGCACCCCGACACCCTCACCAAGCGATGGAAAGCGATCCTCGCAGATTTGGACGTCGCTCAGGTTCGACTCCACGATGCCCGACACACCTGCGGAACCCTCATGCACCTCCAGGGAGTCCCGATCGCGGTCATCGCAGCGTGGCTTGGTCACGCCGATAGTTCGTTCACAATGCGCACCTACACGCACTCTCAGACCGACGCTCTGGCCGCGGCTGCCACGAGTTTGGGATCGCTTGTGACAATCCGTGACAACGAACCGAAATCTTCCTAG